TAAAAGTAGCTTCTTCGTAGGTAATATCAACATCAATATTAACGCGACAGTGCATATCCTTCAGTAACAAGTTTTCTGGAATACGTAGAATATCACTTAGATTGTACACACGATATTTAGGTTGGTCAGGCCAATTGTGAAACTCTGGTTCCTTGCCCCAATCTAAGATCATCATACCTCTGTCGTCGTCACTAGCATCGGCATAATTATGTGGGAAACAATTACCGATATAGGTAATATTTTTAGAATGTTGACGCTTATGAAAGTGTCCGCTGAATACGTGTTCTATATGACCAAAATGTTCACCACGTAGTTCGCCGTGTTCTGGCATTTGTACCATAGCATTCATAAAGAAATGCGGCAATTCAAAATGCCCAAATACGTATTTGCCCTTTAGCTTAGGTATCCGCTTATGATCGTCGCCGACAAGCCAAGGAGCAATGACAACGTCACTGTCTGAAAACCAGTCATTAACAATTTTAACGTTGGGTAGGTGTTTTGCCCATTCCACGCTTTGTACGTCACGCTTGTCTCTATAGTAGAGATCGTGATTGCCAGGGATAAAATATACAATATCAAATGCGGCATTTAATAACTCCAGGGCTTGTAAACTGTAGTTAAGAGTGACAATGTTAATTGCCGCACGATTATTATGCCAGTCGCCAAGGAAGAAACAGGTTTCACACCCTTCTTCTTTAGCTTTAGTAATAAACCATTTAACAAAGGTTAAACAATCGTCATTGTGTGCTTGGCTGTTAGACTTTAATCCGAAATGAATGTCAGTACAAACAGCCGCTTTTTTAAATAAATTAGCCATAGTTATAGTGTATACGAATCCTTGTAGTAAGGTCTAGTTAAATGTAGCCAAATTATTCATCCGCACCCCAACCACCTCCACCCCAATCGCCTTGTCGAGTGTACGAAGGAGTATAGTTGTTCATTTCTAAGATATCATCACGAATGTTTTGATTGCGCTTTTCGATGTTTAGAACACGAGTAAATGAATTTGTAATTGCAGCTGTATAATAAGCGAATGGATTTTGTGATTTGCTTTCGTCGAATTGAAGACCGATTTGACTTAATTGTAGTAGTGCTTGACTACGCATTTCGTCATTGTAGGTATAACCACGCCAGTTACTACGTGTAGCATAACGTTCGCATAATTTGATGAACATGTGTGCTAGTTTAGCTGTCATAGCACCATGATCTTTACTAAACTTGCCTTTTTCTAAGTCACCTTTCCAATGGCTTTTGCCTACTAGATAAGGAGTATTATTTTCATCTACTTTATAGTGCATGAATGGAGGGAAGTTACATTTAGTATACTTAGTTGCACCTTTAACTACAACTGGCTCGTCGTATTCGGTTTCAAAGTTGTCTTCATCTGCGTCGTATTCTTCTTGAGCTTTGGCATCAGCTTTCTTTTGCTTCGCTTCGTCGATGGGTATATGTTCCCAGGTCATAACACGGAACACTACATCTGTACTTGGAGTATCTTTTAAAGGGGAAGTGTATTCGTCTAATTTCTTTTTAACACCGTTGAGTAGATCTTGTTCTTGTAGTTCTTTACCTAAACGTTCTATACGGGCTTTGCGTGCTTCTTCTATATGTTTTTTAGTAATTTTGTCGACGCTAGGTACAATCATATCGTAGTCTTTATAACTAGGATCTATAAAACTACAAAACGTTGACTTACTTTTGTGAATTTCTTTTAATATATCTTTATTATTTAGGTAATTTACCTTTCTCATGGTTAGAGGAATCCTTTTAATATACTACTATAATACAGTCAATAAATACAGTAAAGCAAGAGGTTTTAGATAATGGCATTAAATTTAGGTGGTTTATTCAACCAATCAGCTGGTAGCTCAACCACCCAGGCATTAACTGGGGGTACTAGTGTATTCTCTTTATTAGATCCAAGCAATGCTCGCAACGCTATTTCTGGGCTATTGCCAGGCGGAATGAGTAGTGCTGCCAAAGCTACACCTAATATAGGCTTCCAAACCGCTGGTGGAAATGGTGGTGCAACGGCCGCAAATGAAAATGACTGGCGAGTAAGAATAAGTTTATCTCCAGGAGCCAAGATTTGGTATCAAGATCCAACATTGATATCAAATGCTCTAATGTATCCACTAGTTGAAACCAATGGTGTAGTGTTCCCATATACACCAGCTATTACTATCAACCATAATGCTAACTACAGTACTGCACAGCTTACACATAGTAATTATCCCGCGCATTTCTACAACTATTCAGAAGTGGCAGACATACAGATAGGCGGCGAATTTACTGTACAAAACCCAAGCGATGGCCAATACCTAATGGCGGCCATATACTTTTTCCGTTCAGCAACTAAGATGTTCTTTGGACAAGGTGATAATGTAGGTAACCCACCACCAATGGTATATCTAGATGGATATGGAAGTCACTACTTTCCGCATGTTCCTTGCGTAGTTACTAGCTTTCAGCATCAATTACCTGATGATGTAGACTACATTCAAGTGCCTATCAGCAGAACTACTATGCAGGAGTCGCAGATTTCTCCATCTAGTGCTACAAATAATACAACACCAGACCTTGCAACCAACAGTATCACAGGTCCTAACGGTGAAACGTATACTCCAAATTGGAACTTTACCGGATCAGCAACGGGTGATGCTGCCCTAGCAGCTAACAATAACACAATGAATACTACAAAAACACAGTATAGTACTATTACAACTACTACACGCTTACCAACGAGAAGTAGCATTTCAATTACATTAAAACCAATGTATAGTCGTAAAAATCTTGCTGATAACTTTGATCTTAACAAATTTGCCCAAGGAATGTTGTTGGCTAATCCAACCACAGGTGCAGGAGGATTTATCTAATGACTGTTAATTATAGTAAATCTAGCCCATACGCTAACACAAACTTTTACGGTTTCTTTTTAGATGTCGCTACATTGCCTAATATTCCTATAGATCCTACGGATGTACTATATGAAATTGATGCTATCTATGAAAGTCGCCCAGACTTATTAGCCTACGACTTATATGGTGATCCTAGCCTATGGTGGGTATTTTGTATACGTAATCCTAATGTACTTCAAGATCCTACATATGATTTTGTTCCTGGGGTAACTATCTATATCCCGCAAAAACAAAATTTAGTAGCGGCTCTAGGACTATAATATAAATGTCAATAACTCCAGCACCATCACTTAGTCAGGTAATACAAAGTGCTAGCGGCTATTTAATAGCTCTAACCACAGGCGGTGAAACAGTTAAGCTAACTGGTAATGCCAATTGGCGCAACAACAATCCTGGTAATCTGCGCCCTACAGCATTTACAAGAGCTCAACCCGGTTTCATTGGTGTAGCTGATACAAGCAGCGGACAATTTGCTGTGTTTGACACTTATGCACACGGCGCACTAGCTCAGCAGACCCTATTGTTTAGTACTACAGCGTATGCAGGACTTACTATAGCTCAGGCAATTGCCAAGTATGCTCCGGCAACTGAGAATAATGTACAATCTTATATTTCATCTGTGGTTAATGCCCTAGGAGTTGCAGCCAGCACATTAATGAACGCATTGACCCCTAGTCAACAGCAGACATTAGTGACATCTATGCAGAAAGTGGAAGGATATGTTCCAGGACAAGTACAAAAAATATCAGACCCTTCATCTTTAACTAATGCGTCTACACCTAATCCGTCGGAGGCTAATTCTGCAGATGCTTCTCAAGTTTATGTAGTGAATAATTCGCCACCTATACCTAACAGATTAGCTAATTATGCAAACTACATATATTCGTTAAGTTTACACATGTTAACAAATGAGGAATATAATAATATTGTAGTCACACAACAATATACTCCTAAGAATGTTATTATTGCCAGTGCTGGCCGTCATGGTGTTAATTTTCCTCGTAACCCTAATTGGAGTGAAGATTTTTACTTTGAAAACTTTACTATGCAGACTATTATTAGTCCCAATGATGAAAGTAGAAACACCAATGCTATAAAATGTAGTTTTGAAATCATAGAACCATATGGTTTTACTATGGTTGAAAGAATTCTTAAAACCACACAAGATCTGGGTGGTAGCAACTATCTTGACATGCCATATCTAGTGCAGATTGATTTCTTCGCAATGGATGATGCAGGCACGATCACAGGAGCATTGCCTGATTTACAAAAACGTCTTCCTGTTAAATTTACCAAGATGGATATCAAGGTAACTGAGCGCGGCGCATCATATACTGTGAATGCTATACCATTTGGCCATGATGGATTTACTGGCTCGGCAATCACAGTACCATCTAACATGGAAGTTACAGCAAAAACCGTAGCAGACTTTTTCCAAAGCGTTGAAGGAACATCAGCAGACTCATTTGCACAAGCTGTAGTAGCTAGCTCAGATTTGTCACAACGTCAAACAACAGATGCTCAAGCAGCGGCTAATCTAAATGCTCCTACTATGTTGTACAATTCTCTACAACAAAATTCTGTTATTAATGTAGATTCTTTTGGTACAGCAATTAACGCTTATTTTGCTGGTCTTAAAAATGCAGGCAAAATTTCTATAGCAGATATCTATAGATTTGAATTCTTGCCAGACCCCGATACAGGGCAGGATGTTATAGGATCATCTACTTTTGTTGATCCTGCAGCTAATACTCCTAAAGCAACGCCAATGAAGAAGAATTCAGACGTTAAAGAAACTATTAGTATGAAATTGTCTGATGTAGGTAATAGTCAAAATACATACGATACTACCCGTGGCATTTTTAGTATTAACTATGGTACAGCAATTGATAAACTATTAGAATATGTAATACGTAATAGTTCTTATATACATGATCAATTGGTTATCCCTGATGGTATGTCAGATGCTGACTATCAAGCACGTAAAGATCAAATGAAAGATAAGCCACTTAAATGGTTTAAGATTGTGCCTAAGATTAGACTATTGGGATATGACACAATAAGAAAATTATGGGCTAAAGAATATACCTATTCAGTACAGCCTTATAAAATGTATAATCTACGTAGTGATATTGCACCACAAGGTATTGTAGTAAATCCAGTCAAGGCCTACAACTATATATTCACAGGTAAAAATAGTGATATAATACATTTAGACATTGTTTTTAATACTTTGTTCTATACTCAACAGACAGCTTATAGAAATAATCAAGGTGAAACAAGCCCAACAGCTGAAAGTATTAACACTGATTACCAATATCAGAATGCACCTAATTATTCTGGCGGTGATGCTCCATTAGGAGTTAATTACGATGCTGTGATGCCGTTAGTTATGAAACCTGTGGTGCAGAACTCTAAGGCTGTGGCTACGGGTAATCCGACAGATGCCAAAGCTGTGGGCGCTGCGGATTTAGCAGAAAGTATTATGAGTAGTAGTTCAGCTGACATGCTGACTATTAAGATGTCAATTATTGGTGATCCTGATTATATCAAACAAGATGACGTATTTTATGGGCCATCGGCGGCACTTACTACTGAAATAGCCAACTCATTTGATCCACGACTATTACCAAATGGTGGTAGTTTAACTATGGATCAAAGCGGATTATATGTTCAAGTATTGTTTAAAGTTCCTAGAGATATTGATGACAGTACAGGATTTATGAAATATGATGCTGGCCAACGAAACAGTGTATTTAGTGGCTTATATCAAGTTCTTACTGTGACTAGTACTTTTACTAAAGGTGAGTTTACACAAGAACTTACAATGAATCGTATACCACGACAAGTGGCCTTTGATTATGTAAGTGCTACTAACAATACAACCTCTAATGCAAGACCAGCATCTAGTAATGTCGCGTCAACTATAGTAAATTCAGTAACAGCAACACCAACCCCTAGTTCAGCGGCCGCAGCAGATACCGCGGTTGATCAAACTCCAGGACAAAATCAACAAACAGCGGCAACTAATATCTCAGCTCAAGATGCAGCCGATACGCCTACACCAACAGCAGCACAACAAGATTTAGCCAACGTAAGAGCTAGTGGTACTACTACAGATATTAATAGTCAAAATGCTCCACAAGAAACACCACAAGTACAGACACCAACAGTAACAGATATTAATACACAATTCTTAGGTACCGCAAAAACTACAGCAATAGAAGTTAGAGATTTAGTAATGCACAGAAATAGTGTATATAATTTAGCACGAGCTACAGATAGTGGACTAACTAGATTAATTGACCAATATATTGCACAAGACCCTGCTAACGGTGACCTGACAGATAATGAATTGGCAGCTAAATATCCAGACGTTGCTACACTAGTAGCAAGAAAACAAAACTTATTAGCACAACAAAAACAATTGAATCAACAGATTACAGATACAGCAAATTCAATAGTTCAAAGCGAACCGCAGAAAGCTACACTCAACGTAGATATTACGTTTAATAGTACAGCTAAAGGCCCGTCGCCAACTATAGTAGTAGGCGGCCAACGACTATTAGAATTTGGAACTACACCAGGATCATAACACATGGCATTAGATCATAGAGTTGGCAATAAGGTTGTTAAAAATGCTCGTCGCGAAGAAGCATCAGGTACTCGCGTTGATCCTTATCCATATATAGGCATTGTTAAAAATAATTTAGATCCAACACGTAGCGGACGTTTACAAGTTTATATTCCAGATCTAGGTGGTCCACCGGATGATCCTAAAAACTGGCGCACAGTAAGTTATAGTAGTCCGTTTATGGGATATACTAGTCAGACAGAACTTTCAACAGATCGCCCACCCACTACTAACGCATTTGGCACAGTTCATCATACCTATGGTATGTGGATGGTCCCGCCTGATGTGGGTATAGAAGTTATTTGTATTTTTATCGCGGGTGACCCTCTACGTGGATACTGGATAAGCTGTGTTAATCCTAACCTTAGCCACTACATGGTTCCTGGTCTAGCTGGAACGCAAAATGTCGATCTTACTAGCCTAACGCCAGGACAACGTAAAACAGTTCAAGACGGTGATATCTTACCAGTAGTTGAATTTAATGAATATACCAGCGACTTTACTAATGCCGCTTTTTACAATAACAATAAACCAGTACACACATATCAATGGGCAATATATCAAAAGCAAGGTCTAGATAAAGACGTCGTACGTGGCCCACAATCTAGTAGTAGTCAACGTGAAAGTCCTAGTTATGTATTTGGTATTAGTACACCGGGTCGTCCTGTAAATGATCCAGCAGATGATACTAACTATTTGTCAAACCTCACAACAGGTACAATAGATCCTAAGTACAATACTGTAAAATCACGTAAAGGTGGCCATGTATTTGTTATGGACGATGGTTCTACCCTAGGTGATGATCAACTTATACGTTTACGTACCGCAGGTGGACATCAGATATTAATGCACGATTCGAACGAGTCGTTATATATTTCTCATGCTAATGGCTATAGCTGGGTTGAACTAACTAAGGACGGCAAGATTTTAGCCTACAGTAAGAACGGCATGGCTTTGCGTACAGAAGGCGATTTTAATATTGTGGCAGGTGGTGACTTTAACCTTGATGTAACAGGTAAAATTAACATTAAATCAGGTGCTAGCGTAGCATTAGAAACACCGTTGGCAAACTTTCTTGTAGCTGGTAAGTTAAGTGTAACAGCCACAGGTGGAACAGAATTAAAAACAGGATCATTTAAAGTAGATAGTGATGGCAAAATAGGTCTTAATGCAGGTGGTCCTATCGCTGTCCAAGGTGCAAGTTTTAAACAACAAAGTGGAGGTACAGATTCACTTAAAGCACTGACTCCTATTACACCTAACAAACTACCAGATACAGCATCAACAGGTGCTAGCTGGGTTAGTACTCCTGGTAAGTTAGAAACTATTGCTACAGTGGCACCAACACATGAACCATATGCTCGAGGTACTAAGGCCACAGCATTTACTCCATCTAGCCCTGGAATTCAACCGGGCGGCTATAGCGGTAGTGTTGATCAAACTAAACAAAATGATACATCTGGAGTAAAAAATCCAGCAGGTCTTAAAGATATACGCAATCAGCCTGCGGCAACTAATGCTGTAGCAAATCTAACCAAAGATCAAACAACAGCATATCTCGCACAGATAGGCAAGAGTGAAAGTGGTGGTAACTATAATACCACTAACCAATTAGGCTATGTGGGCAAATATCAATTTGGTTGGCCTGCACTCTTTGATGGTGGCTATATTAAGAGCACAGTTAAAAGTAATGCAGGTCTACAAAATCCAAATGCCTGGACTGGCAAGAATGGCATTAGTAGTGTACAAGACTGGCTAAACAACGGCAACGAACAAGAAGCCGCTATGTTGGTATATACCCAAAGAAACTATACTAGTATGTGTAATATTGGTGCTGTATCAGCTGACCAAAGTCCGGAAGATGTTGCAGGTATGTTGGCATGCGCACACTTACTAGGCCCAGGCGGTGCTAAACAATGGCGTAATGGGCAAGGTGGATCAGACGCTAATGGAACCACAGGTGATACATACTTCCAAAAAGGCAAATATGCTGTAGCTGTGCTAGCCCCACAATTACAGTCAGTAAATAACGGCTAAATATTACTATGGCTACAGTATATAAAGGTTTTAGTACAATAGGTCCAAGTAACAATTTCCGTTTAACGGATTTTGACCTAATCAAACAGGATATTATTAACCACTTTAACATTCGTAAAGGTGAGAAATTAATGAATCCTAACTTTGGTACGATTATATGGAATGTACTATATGAGCCATTCACTGAAGATCTAAAAAGTGTAATTATCACAGATATCACAGCCGTTGCTGGCTATGATCCTCGTGTGAGCTTTGATAACATTATTGTTACAGAATATGATCAGGGCATACAAATAGAACTACAATTACGCTACGTTTTAACCAATCAAGTCAACACTATGCTGCTTAATTTTAACGGCACAACACAGAAACTATCCGTGATGTAATTAACTACGCTGTTTATTTCTAAGATAAATACATTATATTAGGAATAAAGTATGGCAACCACAACGAGACAGACTAGTTTATTAGTCGCAGAAGACTGGACTAAACTATATCAAACGTTCCGCAACGCAGACTTTCAAAGTTACGACTATGAAACGCTACGTGCTTCGATGATCAGTTATCTTCAATTATACTATCCTGAAGATTTTAACGATTACATTGAAAGTTCTGAATTTATTGCGCTAATTGATATGATTTCCTTCTTAGGACAATCATTAGCCTTCCGCGGCGATTTAAATGCTCGTGAAAACTTTATCGATACAGCACAACGTCGTGACAGTATCTTAAAATTAGCACGTCTGATCTCATATAATCCTAAACGTAATATTAACAGCAAAGGCTATTTAAAATTTGACAGTGTGTCAACTACAGAAACAGTATATGATAGCAACGGGATTAATCTAAGCAATCTAATTATCAATTGGGCCGATAGTGCTAACAGTAATTGGTTAGAACAATTTACTATCGTATTAAATGCGGCACTACAAAGCAATCAAGTAATTGGTAAACCAGCTAGTAGTCAAATTATTGCTGGAGTAACTACAGAAGAATATAACATAAATTATATTCCTAGTAGACTAGCTATCTATCCATTTAAATCTACAGTTGGTGGTACCAGCATGGATTTTGAATTTGTAAGCCCAACCACTACAGGCCAAAATTATGTTTATGAGGCAGCACCATTTATAAGTGCACCATTTAATTTCCTATATAAAAATGACGGTCTAGGTAATGGTAGCAACAACACAGGCTATTTCTTATACTTTGTACAAGGTACACTACAAAGTCAAGACTTTAATTTTGCAGAAAGTATTCCAAATCGCACCTATAGTATCAACGCTAATAATATCAACAATAGTGATATTTGGCTTTATATGGTAAACAGTGATGGCACATTGGGTGAGATGTGGACACAAACTCCTGCTGTGGCTAACACTAATGTTATCTATAATAATAGTTCAACACGTGACATTTATCAAGTTAATACACGTGCTAGTGATCAAATTGATCTAGTATTCGGTGACGGCGCATTTGCGACCATTCCACAAGGTAATTTCCGTTTATACTATAGAATATCAAACGGTCTACAATACAAAATTACACCTGACGAAATGCAAGGTGTGGTTATGTCACTTAACTACCTAAGTCAATCAGGTCGTGTAGAAGTATTAAACATTACAGCTAGTCTACAGTATACAATTGCTAATGCAACTACACGTGAAAGTCTGGACGAGATTAGACAAAAAGCGCCGCAACAATTCTATACACAGAATCGTATGATCACAGGTGAAGACTACAACATCTTACCTTATACGCTATTCTCAAACATTTTAAAAGTAAAAGCTGTTAACCGTACTAGTTCTGGTATTAGTCGTTATCTTGATGTTATTGACGTAACAGGCAAATATTCTAGTACTAATATTTTTGCTGAAGATGGCATATTGTATCGTGATAATTTTACCAGCACATTCAGCTTTGATTATTATACATCAAATGACATTTATCGTGTTATCTACGATCAAGTTGCTCATATAGCGCAGGCATCAGAAACACTTCAATTGTTCTATGCTGACTATCCACTGATTACATTAACTAACATCTATTGGCATACATCGACAACTATTGCTAATGGTAGCACAGGTTACTTTGTTGACGTAAACGGAAATATTTTACAAATCGGCAACTATGTTGCTAACAGTAACAAATATATTCAACAAGGTAGTATTGTTAGACTTAGTGCAGGTCCAGGAAACTACTTTAACAGTCAAAATTATGTTCAAACAGGAACACCAAGCAAACCGGGTGACAAATATTATATCTACGCAGCTATCGAATTGGTTGATGCTGATGGTACTAATAGTGGTCAAGGTAACCTTGCTAGTGGTGCAGGACCTGTAACTATTAACCAAGTTATTCCAGCAACAGGGCTTAACGGATCAGCGCAAACAATCATTGGTGACAAAGTATTTGCTGTATTTAATAACAACTTTTCTAATACCTTAGTACAATCAATGGTAGGTTACATACAGGCCTATGCTAACTTCGGTCTACGTTATGATACATCAACAGGTGCTTGGACTATTATTCTGCCAGGCAATTTAAATTTAAACGGTGAGTTTGACTTAACTTATGCAGGCGATACTAGTGGGCAAGCATTAGACAGCAGCTGGATTATTGCATTCCAGACAGTAGGTAAAACTTATACAGTACTATATCGTGGGTTAAGCTATATTTTTGAAAGTGTCCAAGAAACTAATTTTTATTATGACGGCACAACTAAGATTTACGACTCTAAGACAGGACTAACAGTTCACGACCAAGTTAAAGTATTAAAAGTTAATAGTAATCCAGATGACAATAATCCATTGGCTCTGGACTATACTTGGTATATTAATAAGGCCATTACTGAAGTTGATGGTTATGTAGATATTAATAAAATTTCCGTGACATTTAGTGATAATAACAATGACGGTATTCCAGATAATCCTGAATTATTTGATCTTATTGTTAATCCAAGTGTAAACACCATTGACAAATATGTGTATTTCCAAGAAACTGTGGGGTATGATAACTTTACAGTTCAAACTCCTGTAGACAACGCTACAGTTATTTCGATGTACTCTACATTGCGTGCTATTGAACAGGCTAAAACACTATATCAAAATGGACAATTGTTCTATATTCCGGCAATTGATACATTCTATCAATTAAGTGTAAGTGGTGCTGTTTATACTGTTTCTGAAGTTACTGGTTATACAGCTAAATTAGGTCGTCAAGACCTGTACTTCCAATATCGTCATAACAGTCCAAATAATAGACGTATCGATCCCAGTCCTAATAATATTATTGACTTATATGTATTAACACAACAATATACGGCAGATTATCTAGCTTGGATACAAGATACATCGGGTCAAGTTACACAACCAATTGCACCCACTAGCGAAGAATTAGAATCAGATTATAGCACACTAGATAACTATAAGGCCATCAGTGATACTATCATTTACAATCCTGCGGCATTTAAACCCTTGTTCGGTGCCAAAGCAGACCCAACACTACAAGCAACATTTAAAGTAGTTAAGAATCCTAATGTAGTTATTAGTGATAATGAAGTTAAAACAAGTTTGATTGCTGCAATCAATAGTTATTTTGATGTAGCAAATTGGGACTTTGGTGAAACATTCTACTTCAGTGAATTAGCAAGTTATTTGCATGTTCAATTAGCTCCAAACGTTTCAAGTATTATCCTTGTTCCAGCTAACCAAGCAGAAGTATTTGGCAGTTTGTTACAGGTAAATGCTAATATCAATGAAGTTATTACAAGTGCAGCCACAGTTGATAATGTACAAATTATCACAGCAATTACAGCAGCACAAATAAATCAAACTGGTACAGTAATAGTAGCTTAATAGAAAAACGGAACCATAATGGCAACAAGAAAAACCTATAAATTTTTACCTACAGTATTTCAAAGCGATACGAATAAGAAATTCCTAGCCGCTACGATGGATCAGTTAGTAACTGAACCTAATTTAGAAACGCTGTATGGATATATTGGTCGTAAATTTGCTCCTACTTATAGGTCAGGTGATAGTTATGTTATTGAAAATAACACTACTAGACAAGACTATCAATTAGAACCTGCGGTGGTAATTCGCAATAATCAAAACGATGTTACCTTTGTTGCAGATTATGTAGACCTACTAGACAAGATTGGTTATTATGGTGGATTAACTAATGATCATAGTCGCTTGTTCCAACAAGAATACTATTCATTTGATCCTAAGATTAGTTTTGATAAATTAATCAACTTTAGTCAATACTATTGGATACCTAATGGTCCTGATCCAGTGGGGGTAAGCACGACTGGAGTTCAATTAACAGAAACATACACTGTAACACGTGATGCAGCAAACGGTCGTTATGTCTATACTACTAACGGTGTAGTTGATAATAGTATTACACTTGCACGCGGAGGTTCTTATCAATTTGTTGTAGATCAACCAGGTGTACCATTCTGGATACAAACAGAAACAGGTATAGATGGTGTAATAAGTGCTACACCGACACTAAGCTCACGTAACATATATGGTGTAACCAACAATGGTACAGACGTAGGCACTATTACATTTAACGTACCACAAATTACAGGGCAAGATCGTTGGGTAAACATGCAGACTGTTTTCAATGCAGATTATGCTACTCCTATCCCATACACTCAATTATCAAACAAAACGCTTAGCCAGTTCCTAGCCGCGTATCCACAATACGGTGGCATCACAGGACAATTAAATGGCAAATACACAATCTTTGTTGATGTAAGCTCATGGTCTAATGTCGGTGAAGCCGCGTGGACTAATCCTACTGTAGTAGATGATGATGGTGATGTAATTCCAGGATATGATGCCGGAATAGTTATCCCTAATGCACAACGATATAATGTATGGCGTGTGGTTTATGTTGATCTGGGTCAAAAATTACGTCTAGATACGCCTATTGCGGCCGATGTTGCCGCAGGCTCAAGTCTAACTGTAGGTGGTAATGTAACTGTATTATCATATGATGCTGTAGCTGGACAACAATATGTTTATATTCCTAGCAGTGTAGACGTACCAGCTAATGCCACAGTTAAACGTACTGATGTAGTAACATCATTGTCAGCAACACAATCAGGAACAAATTATATCACAGTAACATCAACAGTTGGATTAGAAGCTAAAATGCCTGTGGTATTTGTAGGCAATCCTGCTACCGGCGGAATTGTATCAGGCACTACTTATTATATTAGTCAGGTAATTGATCAACGAACATTTACTATCAGTGCAACATCTGGAGGTAGTGTATTTGCGTTAACTACTGACACTGGTATTATGGCTGTTACAGCATCTTACACTGAAATTTTACCAAGCACTATGGTAGTAAGCATATCTAAAGGTGATCCACTATTAAAATTAGTTCACACACAAACTGTAAATGTAAATGAACAAGTATATATTAAGATTGGTCTAGTAAATGCTAATAAAAAATTCTATAAAGACTATGATGGATTCTTTTATGAATCACCGTTGATCACAGCACCTATTAGTCAACTATGGATTCAAGATGGTAGTCTTGCTGAAATCTACTCTCCGATTAAACTCGTAGACTATTCCGGTTGGACGATTGACGTTGAAAATGACATTATTGGCCAACAAAATTATACAAGTCCTAATGGAGTTGAATTTACCACAGGTCTTAAAGTACAATTTGGTGACGACGTAACTCCTGCATACTATCAAAATTCTCAGTTCTATGTAGAACAAGTGGGTGATCAAAATGAAGGTATTCAACTAGTAAAAGTGGATGAACTAGTAACACCTGAATTATACAATGACGAAATAGCTATCAATTACCCAGGTGAATATTTCCCTGACTATATTACAATTAACCGTGCTAGTAAAGATCGTAACGCATGGTCACGTAATAATCGTTGGTTCCATATAGATGTAATTACAGCTACAGCGGCCTATAATGGCACTGTACCTACATTTTCAAATGGTATACGCGGTCAACGCCCTATTGTACAATTTGAAGTTGATTTGCAATTGTTTAATGCTGGACGTATTGCTAAATTGCCTATTGACATTTTAGATACTACTATCCAGGACGCATTTACACAATTACAAGGGCAATCTTATACTAATGTATTTGGTATAGACCTATTTGACAGCAACGGAAATCCATTATATCCAAACGGCTTACGTGTTATTTTTGGTGCAGATAACGATCCACTTGTTAAAAATAAAATATATCTATTAACACTAGTACAATATAGTGTTGATCAATTCCAACAACCAACAGGCACATATTACATTCAACTTACCAAAGCAGATGATGGTGACGTAAGTGCTTATGATACTACCGTAGTTAATCTTGGCATACATAAAGGTAGCCAATGGTGGTATGATGGTATTAATTGGAATTCGAGTCAACAAAAAACATATCTACAACAACCGCCGTTATTTGATGTATTAGACAGTACTATAGATTTAACCACAGGTAATATAGTTGAGGGTAAGAGCCTAAGTCAATATACACGTAGCACATTTGTTGGTACACAAATATTTGGATACAATCGTGTAACTACAGGAACAGCAGATATAGTATTAAGTAGAGGTCCAGTAGCACCTATTCTTGATGCTAATGGTAATTCTATTACTGATTTCTATTTAAGTTATAAAAACTTCGCCACTCAAGGTGATATTAATTTCCAAAACTTCTTTAATACTGATACCTTCAGTTACTTTAACGATGCTGGAAAAATTATTACAGAGAATGTTAATGTTGGATATATTCAAAAGATTCTAGATAATCAAACATTGGTACCAAAAAATACTTGGTTAACAGTACCTGAGCAAAGTAAACAATATCAATTATTCAGTTATGTGTATAATGGAACCAATAATCCATTTGCAATTGATATTGCTCCAGCAAGCGGTGAACAAAGTATTCCGTATGTTAAAGTTTTCCGAAACTTTGCTTATGTGACTCCGTCTAATTGGTCATTGGCAAATAACGCCGTTACTATATCGTCTACACTGTCTACTAATGATCAAATTGATATTTTAGTATATAGCGATGAAGTTAGTAAAACAGCATTTTACCAAGTACCACAAAATCTAGACTTAAATGCGCAAAACGTTGACATCGATATGTTGACCCTAGGCCAATTGCGTAATCACCTAGTAGGACTGGCACAGAACAGTACTATCGTTACTGGTGATGTATTAGCACAAAGTAATCTACGTGATGTTGATATTAAACAGCAAGGAGGTACTATTCTTAAACATAGTGCTCCTACTCCTTATGCTAGTTTATTCTTAATTGACGACCAAGCTAACTTTATCAACAGTGTTCGCTATGCTCAACAAGAATATACTAAATTTAAAAACAAGTTCTTAGAATTAAGTATAAGTCTTGAAGGTATCGATCCTACAGATCCAGTGACTAGTGTTGATACAATTTTAACAAAAATAAATCAAGTTAAAAATAAATCATTCCCTTGGTACTATAGTGATATGGTACCTTACGGTCCACTAAAAAATATTGTAGGCCAAATTGGCAATGTTGATGGATTTGAAATATTTGATCCATTAAAAACTAATTATGAAATTACAGCTATTTTTAACGATACACAATTAAGCAATCAAGCTGTACTAGTTTATCAAAATAATCAACAGTTAGTCAACGGAGTAGATTATAGTTTTAGTACAGATACTCCGAGTATTAATTTTAATGTAACATTAAATGTTGGCGACATTATTAAGATTGTTGAATATAGCAATACTGATGGTAATTATATACCAGAGACTCCTACTAAACTAGGTTTATGGCCAAGCTATATTCCAGAAATATTTTTAGATGACACATATAGAACACCAACTACAGTTATCCGTGGACACGATGGTAGTGTTACACCTAGCTTCGGTGACTACCGTGATCAATTCTTATTAGAATTGGAACTACGTATCTATAATAATATCAAGTTACCTGCAAATACAACATTCAGCGATATTTTTGCTGTAATACCGGGTAAATTTAGATCAAGTGATTATACTCTGGCTGAACTAGATCAAATTCTGAGTAAGAGTTTCTTAACTTGGATAGGCAATAACAAACTTGACTATAGTACAAACAATACATTTAATTCCAATGATCCATTTACATGGAACTATGCGACAAGTCATGATCGTATCAGCAATGAATTACTACCAGGTAGTTGGCGTGCCTGTTACCAATATTTCTATGACACATATCGTCCACATCTAACACCATGGGAAATGCTGGGCTTTACAAGTATGCCAAATTGGTGGGAAGGTTTCTATGGTCCGGCACCATACACTGGTGGTAATACTGTTCTATGGGATGACTTAGAAGCAGGAAATATTCGTTATGGTGCTCGTCAAGGAATTGACCTACACTATGCTCGCCCCGGACTATCATCAGTAATTCCTGTGGATGCTAACGGCAATTTACTAAGCCCGGCACAAATACTTTGCCAAACATTTAATAGTAAACGTTCTGGTGCAGCATGGGCGGTAGGACAACAAGGTCCTGTAGAATTTGCTTGGCGTATGAGTAGTGACTTCCCTTATGCTGTTCAGCAGGCATTGGCATTAGCAAAACCAGCTAAGTATTTTGGTACACTAATCGATGTAACCACATACTCTCCACTAAATGCCTTGTATACATATACAACTAGTTTAGAAGGTATTACCACAGAAGTTACACAATATCTAGAAGCTACTACAAATCAACCAATAACACAATCGGCTATTGATTTTAATGGTGATACTACATCAGGTACTACCTATCGTGGTGCTGGGTATATTAACTGGATTGCCAATTATTTAATCAATCAAGGTGTAACTCCTTCTACATATTTGTTGTCTTTAATACAAGATTTCCAAGTCAATTTAACTTACAAAGTAAGTGGTTTTACTGATCAAAATTATCTAGAAGTCCTTGCTGAACAAGTTAGTCCAACAAGTACTAACGATAGCATTCTTATACCTAACGAAAATTACACAGTATACCTAAATGAGAAACCTGTACCTATAGATGAAATTGTTTACAGTGCGGTGATCATTGAAAAAACAACCAACGGCTACACAGTTCGTGGCTACGACCTGTTTAATAGTTACTTTACAATTATTCCTAGTGTTGTGAATAACAATGCTAGTCAGATTAAAGTATTAAACAGTACCGCAACAATCTACAAAGACTATCAAAATGTACTAATGAATGTGCCGTACGGTTACGAATTTACTACACAACAACAAGTAGTTGACTTTATGATCAGCTATGAACGTTATCTAATGTCACAGGGTTGGACATTCACTGATGTAGATCCTCAACTAAGTGAAATTAAAGATTGGAGATTGAGCAGTAAAGAATTCTTATACTGGGCACAACAAGGTTGGAAACCGGGCAGTATTTTGGTAGTAAGTCCTGTTTCAAATAGCCTAAATGCTATTACCAGCGGTAGCATAACAGAAGGTATTGAAGACAGCCAATACGGTAGTCGTGTTGTTGACCAAAACTTTAACTTAGTTAAAAATAACAAATATACTGTATACAGAACACCTACAGAATTCAATGTACAACTACAGGATCCTGCTAGTGTTATTGGTTATGTAAAAGTATCATTGGTTCAGTATGAACACTCATTGATATTTGATAATACCACAGTGTTTAATGATGTTATCTATCAACCAGAAAGCGGTAACCGTCAATTCCGTTTAAAACTAATCGGCCAACGCACAGCTAACTGGAATGGTAGTTTGAGTCCAGAAGGGTTTATATATAACAATGGTCAAGTGTCTGATTGGTATCAAGGTAAAGACTACTTACAAGGGGATCTTGTACAATACAAGAGCCAATACTATACAGCCTTGCAAGATGTACCTGCGAATACTACATTCCAGTTCCAATATTGGCAAGTATTGAGCTCAAATGAAATACAAAAAGGCCTATTACCTAATTTTAGCACACTTGCTGTAGAAAGTCAAGGATATTATGATAGCTACGCTGCAATACGTAACAAAAGCCAATTGGCTTACAGTCACGCTCTTATTGGCTTTAGAGAACGTCAATATCTTGCTGATCTAGGTCTAACAGAAACTAGTCAAATTGAATTCTACAAAGGTTATATTGCACAAAAAGGTACTAAAAATGCGGTAGATGCGTTTACTAAAGCAACTATCAATAACATCACAAGTAATATTGCTCTTTACGAAGAATGGGCGGTGCGTGTTGGCGAGTATGGCGCATTGACTAGTAACCCATTTGTAGAAATTCCGTTAGATGAAAAAGCATTTGGCGTAAACCCGAGTGTAGCAAGTTTTGTAGATACAGCAGATAATAACCTAGCTGATGGAATTACAACATTCAATGATACACAGTTGTTTAAATCATACGGTGCATATTCTGCCAACGTAGCATTAAATAGAACCAGTGATAGCGATTATGACAATGACATTCCTACAGCAGGTTATGTAAACATTGACGATATTGATTTACAAATCTTTGATCTGACTAACTATGTTGATCTAGACAATAATATTGCTGATATGGGTAGTGGTTATCTTATTTGGGTAGCTAAAGACTTTACACAAAATTGGAATGTATACCGTGTAACTGAGACCAATAATCTAATTACCGCTGTAACAAACAGCCTAAATGGATATATCACTTATACTACTGAAAAACCGCATGGATTTGTCAAATATGACATATTCTTGGTTAAGAATTTTGATTCATTGTTTGATGGATTCTATCAAGTATTACAAGTAAACGGAGCATCAACAGTATTAGTAAAATATGCTGGATCGATTACAGATATTGCAAACCTAACTACTAAAACTGGTAGTGGTTTATTATTCCGCATGGACAGTATGCGTTTCCCATACATGGAAAATAGCCGTATCTATGCGCTAACAAGCCCGCCAAATGGTTGGAAAGTAGGCGATAAGATTTGGATCGACAATGATGCTGCAACTACACCTGTGCAAGGTCAGCCATTTGGCACGCAACCTAGCGGAACATGGAAAGTATATGAAAAACAACATCCGTGGACACTAGAACAAGAAGTTAAAAAAGGCCTAAGCGAATACGCTAATACTGATGCATTTGGTTCTAGTGTTAAAATGTCGGCTGATGGATTGATCATTGTTAGTGGTGCGCCAGGACACAATTCAGGTCAAGGCCAAGTAAGTACATTCCTACGTGATTATAGCGGTAACTTCAATGAAGCACTAACATTAAATCCTCTAGGATCTAATACATCAGGATTTGGTTATGCTGTAGATATTGCAACAACTCCAATTGGTGATTCTTCTATTGCTGTTGGTGCTCCTACTAGTTGGTCTGGAAATGGATTAGTTTATGTATATAATAAACTGTTAAACAGTTACTCGATTGATGTTAGTCAAATTATTTCAGGCAACGTAGCAGGTGATCAATTTGGTACAAGCATAGCGTTTAACCAAGACGGTGAATGGATGTATGTAGGTGCACCTGGTAATAATTCAGTATATGCTTACGGTTTAAAACGTTATGTTCAAACACAACGCCAAATTACCAGTGTTAACAATAAAAATACCATGTACCTAAGTGGTGCTGTTACAGCCCTGCCGGGCGATGTTATTATTCAATCTAACACAGGTGCAAGAGCAACTGTGGTTAGTGTAACATCTAGCTCAGAAATTGTTGTAAGTAGTCTTACAAACTTTGTTGCGGCATCTTTGGGTACTAGTGGTAATGTAATACTAGGCAACTTAACTGTACTTGCTAACCTTAGTGTTT